TCAGGCGTTCCTCTCCCTGAAACGGTCATGACAAAGCCGCCAAGTCCCTTTGAGAAGCCATGACAAGCCCTACAAAGCCCAAACAAGTCAAGAGTGACCCCGCGCAACGAGGGGCAAAGAAAAAACCGCTTATAGGGGCTGTAAAGCCTCGTATTCACACGCCTTTCCTAAAAACAGCTAGTAGATTGCCGGAAGTCATTAAGTTTTTGGAAACTATCAATATCAAATTGCTACCGTGGCAAGAATTTGTACTTGAGGATATGTTGCGAGTTAACAAAGAGGGCAATTTTGAAAGACGCACCAACTTACTAATCACGCCAAGGCAAAATGGCAAAACTGAACTAGCTAAAGTAATGATCTTGGCTCACATGTTCGTTTTTGGCTCTAAAAACATAATTGGCTTGTCCTCTAACCGATCAATGGCTTTTGACGTATTTAGAGCTGTTGCTAACACAATTGAGGAAAATGATGTGCTACTTCAAAAGACTAAGGCAATTAGATACACAAACGGACAAGAATCAATTACCTTAACTGATAACACTCGTTACGAGATTGTTGCAGCCACCCGCGACGGAAGCCGCGGAAAGCACGCCGACCTCTTATTTATTGATGAGTTACGTGAAATCTCAGTTGAGGGTTTTCAAGCTGCCGTGCCAACTACGAGAGCGCGTCCCAATGCAATGAGTCTTTACTGTTCAAATGCCGGTGACGCGTTTAGTACGGTGCTTAATGATCTACGAACTAAGGCAATGGAATATCCAAGCCCTACTTTTGGCTTTTATGAATACTCTGCCCCTATGTCAATAAGACAAAATTTACATGATCGTAAATTGTGGGCAATAAGTAATCCCGCCCTTGGGCATACGATTACTGAACAAGCTATTGAGGAAAGTATTGCAACTAACTCTATTGAAGCTACTTTGACTGAAACGTTTTCGGTTTGGATTGATTCTCAAGTATCGCCTTGGACTTTTGGTTCAATTGAAGCTTGCAGCAATTCAGAACTTGTTTTACCTGTTGGGGCAATGACTGTTTTTGGTTTTGATGTAAGTCCGTCAAAACGTACCGGAAGTCTTGTTGCTGCCCAATTAATTGACGGAAAGATTGGGGTCGGGGTTATGGAAACCTTTAGCTCTGATATTGCCATTGACGAACTTAAAATGACTCAGGCAATCCATGATTGGGCTTTAAAGTATAGACCGACGCATATTGCTTATGATAAATACGCAACTGCCTCTATTGCACAAAAATTGGAACAACAGGGACATAAATTGGTTGATGTGTCGGGACAAGCGTTTTATCAGGCTTGCGGGGAACTTGCTGACTGTTTGACCAATTCTAGGATTGTTCATAGTGGGCAACCGGAGTGGGTGCAATCAATGAATAATGCAGCCGCAAAATATAACGATAGCTCATGGAGAATTATTCGCAGAAAATCAGCCGGCGACGTTACAGCTTCAATTTCTACTGCAATGTGCGTTCACTTGTTAAGTAAACCGATTTCCGTTCCAATGATCTACGCTTGACACTTAAAAGTGATATAATTCTCTAATGGGATTTTTTCGCGATTTAATCGGCGCAACACCTAAAACTGATATTAAGGCTGAATTAGCCCCTTCAGTCATGGGCGATACTTTTAATTATTTTCAACCATTTCAACCATTAAGTTTTGATAGAGCTGAGGCAATTACAATTCCTTCAGTTCAACAGGCACGCAACATTATTTGCGGAATTATTAGCGGTATGGAACTTTCCACTTATTCAAAAGCAACCGGTGAGGAAATTCCTAATTTACCTTGGGTAAATCAATTAACTAAAAATGCCCCGAACAATGTAACCCTTTCTTGGATTGTTGACTCATTAATTTGGTATTCGGTTGCATACCTTCAAGTAAAAGAAGTTTATCAAGATGACAACCGTCCAGCACGTTTTGAGTATGTTGTTAACTCAAGAGTTACGGTTGAATTAAATAATAATAACACGCTAGTAAAAACCTACCATGTTGACGGCAAACCCGTACCAATGGAAGGAGTTGACAGTTTAGTCACTATTCAAATTGGTAAAGATTCTCTTTTAACTTCAGGTGCAAGAATATTACGTTCAGCTGCCGATTTAGAAAAAGCTGTTGCAGTCGCTTCAAGTACGCCACAACCGGCGGGAATTTTGAAAAATAATGGCGCGGACATGGGTGAAAAAGAAGTTGCAGGATTATTGTCTGCATGGCGTCGCGCTAGAGAATCAAGATCAACTGCATATTTAACTGCAAGTCTTGAATACCAACCAACTTCATTTTCTCCTAAAGATATGATGTATGTAGATGCGTTGCAAAATATGAGTGCGCAAGTTGCAAGATTATTTAACATTGACGCGTTTTATTTAAATGCTGACATGAACAATAGTATGGTTTATCAGAACATATTAGATAACCGTCGTCAGCTCGTTAGTTTTACGCTTGCGCCTTATATTCAGGCGATTGAAAGACGTTTTTCTTTAGACGATCTTACGCCTTCAACACAACATATTCGTTTTGATATTGATTCAGGATTTTTGCGTACAGACCCACTTGAAAGACTTGCAGTTGTTGAAAAGATGTTGCAATTGGAATTAATAACAGTAGAACAAGCTAGAGCAATGGAAGACCTAAGCCCTAATGGAGATGAGTAATATGGAAATAATTAATTTTAGTGCGGATTTGGAAGCTTCAGAATCTCGCAGAATCATTGCGGGAAAAATCGTCCCGTTTGGTGATGAGATCGGAAATACCAGCGCAGGTAAGGTTGTATTTGAGGCAAACTCAATTCAAATTGATGACCCTAAAAATGTTAAATTACTTTTAGAGCATGACCCTAAACAACCTATTGGACGTATGAAAAACGTAACCGAGGATTCAACTGGAATTTTTGCTGAGTTTAAAGTTTCTAATACAACACGCGGTACAGATAGTTTGATTGAGGCAAGCGAAAACTTGCGAAGCGGCTTGTCTGTTGGTGTTGAAGTTATTAAAGGAAAAAACAAAGACGGAGTTTATCGCGTAACCGCGGCTCGTCTAATTGAAGTTTCGCTAGTACAGGCAGCTGCATTTAAAACAGCTGAAGTAACCAGCGTTGCTGCGTCTGAAAATACAGAGGCAGTTTCAACCGAAACCAAAACAGAAATAGAGGAAATTGTGGAAAACACAACAACCGATACACCTGTTGCGACCGAGGTAGTAGAAACCCCAGCGGTTGAAGCTTCTCGCCCAACAGTAACAGCGGCGGTGTATACAACACCACGCGTTGCACCAATGACTTCAGCTCAATATCTTGAGAACTCAATCAGAGCAGCAATGGGTAACGACGAATCTCGTCAACTAATTCTTGCAGCTGATTCAAGCACTTCAACAAATACAGGTTTAACATTGCCTTTGCACATGCAAGAGTTTGTTACCTCATCAATTTCAGATCGCCCAGCAATTGACGCGATCAGCCGTGGCACACTACCAGTAAGCGGTCTTAGTTTTACTGTTCCTAAATTGACAGTAGCCCCAACCGTAAACGAAGTTAACGAGGGTGCTGCAATGACTAACGACGAAATGGAATCAGGTTATCTAACCGCTTCAGTCGTTAAGCTAGCTGCAAAAAATGAGGTTACTTGGGAACTCATTGATAGATCAAGTCCTGAGTTCATAAACGAGTTACTTCGTGAGTTAAACGACGCTTACGCTAAAAAATCTGACAAGTTAGTTTTGCAAACAATTGTTGCAGACGGAACAGCGGCAACAGCAACAACAGCTGACGCAGACGGATTACAAGCTTTCCTTGCAACAGAGGCAGCAGCAGCAAAGAAGTCAACAGGTAAGTTTGCTCGCAACCTTATTGCTTCAACTGATGTTTGGGCTTCAATTATGGGCATGCAAGATTCAAGCAAGCGCGCTCTTTACATGGCTTCAAATCCTCAAAACAATTCAGGTAACGTTTCAGGTCAATCAATAACTGGAACTGTACTTGGCGCAAACCTTTATGTTGACGCTAACGTTTTGGCTTCAGGATTTATTGATGATTCTTGCTTCTTAGTTGTACCTGAGGCAATTACTTATTACGAATCACCTGTTACAAAATTACAGGTTCAACTTTCCGATAATGGAAAAATCTCAGTACAGGTTTACGGATATGCAAGCGTGCTAACTAAGCAAGCTGGCGGAATCCGCAAGTTCAACAAGTCTTAATTAAGACCTGTTTTTAAATGTGAGGGGGCTTTGGAAGCCTTAGCCCCCTTGCTCTAGAAAGGGAAAAATGGCAGCCACATTTTGTACTGAAGCGGAACTCCGAGCAAATTTACAGCTGGGTTCTCTCTATACTTCAGCGACCGTTGAGGAAGTCTGCCAAGCTGCTCAAAATATCATTACTGATTATCTATGGAAAAACCAAGCGTTTAATTCTGCTCACTCTCATATTGTTGGTTACGGCACTTTATATTTTGATACACCCCACGATTTTTTTGTGGGTCAGACAGTCAGCATAAGTGGTAACGGCGCGACTTTTAACGGTTCTAAAACAATTACCGACGTAGATACATATTCAATTACTTTTGTAACTTCACACTCAACTATTGAGCCAATTCACCCAACAAGTCCTTTCGGTACAGTTACGGCTACTGATTACGTTACCTATTCAACCGTTCCTGAAGTTAGATTAGCGACTTTAATGGTTGCAACTGAAATATGGCAAGCAAAACAGGCAGCTAACGGGGGCGCATTAGACCCCAACTTTCAACCTTCTCCCTTCAAAATGGGTTCAACATTAATTGCAAAAGTACGAGGCTTACTTGCGAACCACTTAGCCCCTAATGGACTAATAGGCTAATGACAGTTGCCGTTACAACTCTCAGAGCTTCCATTAAAAGCGCGCTAAGTAACGCGGGGGTGTGGGACACGTTCTCTTATGTGCCAGCCACACCTACCGCCAATAGTGTTGTTCTCAGGTATGCAGACCCAATGCTTGAGCCAAACAACAATCAATATAATATTGGGGTAAAAGCAAACTTTACAATAACTTGCATAGTTCCAATGCTGGACAATCAAGCTTCATTGATTGCGTTAGAGGAAATGGTTTGCGCAGTATTCTTAAAACTTGTTGCGTCAAACATTAAGTTTAACGTTGAGAGCGTATCCGCACCCTCAGTATTGCAGGAAGCTCAAGAAATGATGGTTAGCACGATCAATATAAGCACACTAACAACTTGGAGTTAAACAAATGACACTTACAGACGAGGACATTGCCTTTCTTAAAAAGATCGGTCAAATAGCACCGCAAGACAAGCCAAAACCAACAATCACCAAGAAAGACGAGGAATAACTAAATGGCAACTTTTTTAAATAACAAAGTTGGATTTAAAGTTAACTCAGTTAACCTATCCGACCACGTTACAGCCTTCACCCTAAATAGAGTTCTAGATCAAATAGAAATTTCTGCAATGGGTGATACCGCTCACAAATTCACAACTGGATTAGCAGCTGACACAATCACCGTATCATTTTTAAATGATGACGCTGCTTCAGGTGCAGGTTCAGTAAGAGCCACACTTCAAGCTGCTTTTGGAACAACAGTTGCGTTCCAAGCAATTCAAGATACTGCCAGCGCGGTTTCAGGAACAAATCCACTTTATTCAGGTACAATTCTTGTTGACAACTTAACCGATATCAATGGTGCGGTTGCTGACATTGGTACTATGGATATTACCTTTACTTGCAATAGCAAGACAGCATACGCAACAACTGGTACTTGGTCATAACAAAGGACTGAAATGATTAAACTTAAAATAACCAAGGCTTCAGGTGACGTTTCCGAATACGAAATTACACCCGTTATTGAGTTTGCGTTTGAAACTCATTTTAAAAGTGGTTTTCATAAATACTTTAGAGATGAAGAAAAACAAAGCGCGGTCTATTGGTTGGCTTGGGAAGCTGAAAGGCGCAATGGCGTAACTGTTGTGCCTTTTGGTGATAAGTATTTGGAGCAGCTTGTTAAA